TGCTGAGTCGCGTTCCTCGGAGGACATTTTGCGTTCCATTGGTCGCGGGGAAACTCGCAGCCATGACTTTGAGCGTCGCACTACGTTGGTGCCTTCTGCTAACACTGTCCCTAAGTCATTTTATGATGGCGTGTTTGATGTGGCCCGTTTGGTTGGCCCGATGCTTGAGGTTGGAGAACGTTTCAACACTACGTCTGGTGAAGACCTTACAATTCCGACACTGACCGCTTATAGCTCTGCGGTGCTTTCCGCTGCCGGTGCTACTATGACCGAATCTGAGCCTACTTACGCGAGCATCACTTTGGGAGCCTACAAGTATGGCCTTCTCATCGCGGTTGCTTCCGAACTGGTAAACGATGCAGGGTTCGACCTTGAAAGCCACCTGGCTAACCAAGCTGGTAACGGTCTTGGTACCGCAGTAAACTCTGCACTCACCATTGGCGATGGTTCGTCCAAGCCTCAAGGTGTTGTTGTAGGTGCTGCTGCTGGTGTAACTGGTGCTGCTGCTGCTGCTGGTGCGTTCACCTCGGATAATTTGATAGATCTCGCGTACGCCGGAGATGGGCTTATTAGATCCCTACCTGGAACGGCTTACATGGCGTCCGGTGCAGCTATCGGTGCAATCAGGAAACTGAAAGACACTGCGGGAAATTACTTGTACACGGTTGGTATCGGACAGCCGGACTCGTTTGCTGGGTTTGATGTTATCGAAAACCCAAACATCGCCGCACCTGCTGCTACTGCAATCAGCGTGCTGTTCGGTCACATGCCTTCGTACAAGGTGCGTATGGCTGGCGGCCTCGCGGTTGCTTCCTCGTCGGACTACGCGTTTAACAAGGATACGGTTACTTACCGTTTCTCGATGCGTGTTGATGGCAAGATTGCTCACGCGTCGCATATCCGTAAGTTCACTGGTGGGGCTGCTTCCTAAGAGTTAGCTTTCACGGGGAGCCCCTGGCCTATACGGTTGGGGGCTTTCCCCTTTAACGGGTAACGGTTGGCGCGGTAAACTAGTAACGGAGGCTTATAGATGAGCATTACGAATGGTTACGCGACTTTAGCCGATGTGAAGGCTGCGCTACGAATCACGGACACGGTGGACGATGCTCTGCTGGAGATAAGTATTGAGGCGGCTTCCCGTGAGATTGATGGGTGGTGTGAACGGGTTTTCTACTCCACTAACGCTACCCGCGTGTACAGGCCTGATGTGGGGAACGTGGTGCAGATTGATGACTGCCAGAGTGTGACGACGCTCAAGACAGACACGGCAGGCGATGGGACATATAACCAAACTTGGGAGACGACAGACTATGAGCTGTCCCCCCTGAATGGCCTTGTGGGAGGCGTGGAGACACCTTTCTATGCTGTACGCGCTACGGGAGACTATGCGTTTAATGACGGCTCATATAGTGAAGCCTCTGTGCAGATTGTGGGGGTGTGGGGGTATGCGACAGTCCCGACTGCGGTGAAGCAAGCGTGCATTATTCTTTCCATGCGCCAGTTCAAACGGTACGACAGTCCCACGGGTGTTATGGGGTTTGGCGACATGGTGATGCATGTGGGCCGTGTCGATCCTGACGTGGAAAAACTTTTGATGCCGTTTAAGAGGATGATGACCGCGTGAGCATTGACACGATACGGGATGGGCTTGCAACAAACTTGGCGACGATTAGCGGGTTACGCACGTCTGCCGACCTGCCAGATAACCCTTCCCCACCTATTGCCGTGGTGCAGCTGAACAGTATTCAGTATGACCAGGCTATGCAGGGCGGGCTTGTCGTCTACAACTTTACGATTACTGTCATTGTGGGGCGCGTGTCGGAGCGTACTGCACAGAACCGGCTGAACGCTTATGCCTCCACAGGTAGCGGCGGGATTAAGGCCGCACTTCAGTCGGATAAGACTCTGGGCGGTGCAGCTTACGATGTGCGTCTCTCGGAGATGACAAACGTGGGTGCGATAAACTTAGGGGAGCAACAGTACATGGCCGCGGAGTTTTCCGCAATAGTTTATTCGGATTAAAAGGAGCCTATTTTGGCAAAGTTCGCAGCAACAGATTACGACATTACCATCGATTCCAATGACCTAAGCACGAGCCTTGCCTCCTGTACTCTGGACATTTCAACCGATGACCTTGAAACGACAGCGTTTGGTTCTGCTAGCCGTACCCGTATCGCGGGTTTGCGTGACGCTACCTTGCAGCTTGATTTCCATCAGGATTTCGCCGGGAGCGCCTTGGATTCGATTATTCACCCGCTGATTGGCACTGTGGTTGCGGTTGTCATTCTGCCTACTTCTTCTGCGGTTGGTGCGTCTAACCCTTCCTACAGCTTCTCTTGCCTGGTGTCCGGGTATAGCCCGTTTGCTTCGAGTGTGGGCGACCTTGCTACGACTTCTGTGTCTTGGCCTGTCACGGGGGATATTACACGCGCCGTAGCCTAATCCGCTACACTCTAGGGTATGAACTTTAATTTCCTAGTAACGTTTTTGGATGGTACGTCTTGTGAGGCTAACGGGGTTGCTACTGACCTTGTCGCGTATGAGGGCGAATATAACGTGTCTGTTTCGACGTTGGCCCGCGATGGGAAAATTACGCACCTTCTTTGGTTGGCGTGGCATGTGTTGAAGCGTACTGGTGAAACAAAGCTTACGTTTGCTAAGTGGGTTGACCTGGTGGATTCGGTGGAACCTCTCGACCCAAAAGCTTAAAGGGTTTGGGGGATTCCTCAGCCCATTGGTTGTTCGCTAACCTTGCGATTGAGACGGGTATTAGTCCACGCGAGTTGATGAGGTTGTCGCCTCGCATGTTGTGGACGTTGCAGCGTGCTTTGGAGGCGCGGGCTCAGGAGTCTAATAGGCGGGGTAGGGGTAGGCGGTAAACTGGGGGGGACGGTTTGGAGCCCTTTTTGTTGTCTACGAGTATGCGCCCTCAAGGGGTGGCCCAGGTAACACGGGACTTGCGGAAGATTGATCGTGGCTCGTTGAATGCGTTGCGTAAGGCTATGCGCGGGAGCATTATGGGGATTGCTAAGGAAATCGCGGGGGAGGTTCCCGCGCAAGCCCCTATTTCGGGTATGCAAGACCATAACGGGGTTACACGGTGGGGTGGGATTCCTCGCGCTTCTGTCTCCTTCACGCCCGGTAACTCGAGGCGGGGCGGGAACCGTCTACTGTCGATGAAGTTTTCTGGTGGTAAGGGGAAGCTTGGTTTTGATTATGCTGAGCTTGCGGGGGTGGGTAAGCGTCCTGGCGCTACAAGGTCTAAGTCGTACAGCCGGAATGGTTCAATCCCGTTTAGGCACAATGTTACGACTCAGGGCGACAAGTTTAAGTCTGCTATTGCTGAGCGTGTGGGGCTTGCTAAAGGTAAAACGGGATTTTTTGTGTTCGATGCTGCGATGAAAAAGCATGGTCGTATTGAGGGCATTGGCAAGCGTGCGATAGATAAGTATATGCGGGATGCGTCTAGAGAACTGCAAAGAGTGAGGGCTATCTGATGGCTATCTTTATCCCGTTGGTTACTAAGTTTGATCCGAAGGGTGTGGACGGCGCTCAGCGGGCGCTAGCTAATTTTCAGAATTTTGCGGTGGATGTGGGGCGGGTTGCTGCTGCTGCTATCTCTGCTGTTGCTGTGGCATCAGTGCGCCAGGCTTCACAGTTTGAAACCTCTATCGCAAAGGTTGAGGGTCTAGTTGGTATCACTGGTGACGAACTAGATCAGCTGGCTTCTGCTACTAGGCGCTTGGGTATTGAAACCGGCAAGGGGGCGATTGAAGCCGCTGAGGGTTTGTTTGTTATTACCTCCTCAGGTTTGCGCGGAGCTGATGCGATAGAGGCTTTGGAACTTTCACTCAAAGCTGCAACTGCTGGCCTGGGTGAAACTGAGGCAATTGCGCGTGCTGTATCTGGCGCAATGAACGCTTATGGCGCTGATGTGATCGATGCTGCTGATGCAACCGATGTGATTGTTGCTACGGCTCGGGCGGGTAACTTTGAAACCTCTGCTTTTGCGGCCTCTATTGGTAGAGTTTTGCCCTTTGCTGTTCAGGCTGGTGCAAGCCTTGAGGACATGGGTGGCGCGGTTGCGCTCCTAACGCGAACTAACACTGATGCCGGGCAATCTGTCACTCAAATGTCCGCCCTGTTTAGAGCTTTTGTTGTTCCTACTGAGGAGGCGAAGAAGGCTCTTGACAATGTGGGGTTGTCTGCTGAGGACATGCGTAACGCAATCGCCAGCGAGGGTCTGCCTGCTGCTCTTGACATGCTTGATGAGAAGTTGGGTGGCAACCGCGAACAGCTAGGCCGTTTGCTGGGTTCGAGCGAGGCGGCTTCTGCAGCGTTTCAAATCTTGGATGCTGATAGTCAAACGATTGCTGAAACTTTTGGTGTTGTAAATGATGCCGCTGGGATGACCCAGGAAGCTTTCGAGGTTATGCAAGATACGGCTGAGAACAAGTTTGCTGTGGCTATGGCTACTGCTAAAGATAGCTTGTTGAATATTGGTACGGCGATTCTTGAGAAGGTTTCGCCTCACCTGGATAGCTTCATTTTGTGGATGGAAACGCATGGGCCAACAATCGAGCAAGGGTTCATCAATATTTTTGACGCGATTGACGAGTTCATCACTAGCGAAGTCCTCGCTAATATCATCCAGTCTTTTAAGGATATGTGGCCTGAAATTGAGGACACTATTGAGAGCTTGGGGGACCTTGTTCTTGCCCTCAGCCCGCTGCTTGAAGGCACCCTAGACAACATTCTGCCCATGATTGGTGACATGGCGAGCATCATGGCTGATATTGGTTTCTTTGTGGATGAGGCTGTGGGTGCTTTGGGCGGGTGGGAATCCGATTCTCCGAGCTTCATTAGGATGCTGGAGTTGCAACTGAACCCGATTCTTAGACTTGCTGAGGCGTTGAAACAGCTTGCCGGGTTGTTCGATAAGGCGCGGGAGGCGTACAACCGTTTTCTGGGCGCTAATGGCGGCGGGTTGGATGATTCTCTGGTCAACTCTGGGGCTAAGGCTCCGCGTAGGGCTGGGGGTGGGCCTGTCGCTGGCGGGTCTAGTTACCTCGTGGGTGAGATGGGGCCGGAGATTTTCACCCCTGCTGCGGGCGGTGGGAGGATCACACCTAATAATTCTTTGGGTGGCGCAACCT